ACCATCGATTGGTTGAAAATCTCTAAACTTGTCTACTACAAGATTAACAGGGGGAACAGAACTATTGTGCTCGAAATAGTTTCTGATAAACTCCCAGACATCATTATGTGTTCTTAGAAGGTTGTCTATGTTTGCCTGAAGAAGAACATGGACCTGCTTGTCATTTAGGACTGCCGAAATAACCTTTGCCTCTGTATTATTCACTTAGCCACTCCTTTGCCATTCTTCGTCTCTCTGCTCTCTCTTCATCATCTTTCTTTTTATCCTTTTGTGCCTGCAATATTTTTTCTGCGTTGTAAGCAAAGTAATTCCACGAAGGATTCTCCGCAACTGAAAAGTAGTACTCAAGTATATCGTAACAGCCAGAGAGCCCATAGGACTCTACAAGACCGTCTGAAGCCCATTGCTCTACGTTTAAATTAAGGGATGGCTTTGATTCGTACCTTGCAGTATGATACTTGCTGTATCTTGAAAGCAAAGCCATACGGTCTTTGCGTTCAGCCATTACTCGTTGATTTCAGACTTTGCTTCGTTAATCTTTTCAGTTAACTTATCTTCAACAAATTTATAGACACGTTCAAATGCCTGGTCTGGGCTTTCACCATTACGTCTTGAATCAACGATACCAAGATCCAGTCTTAGTGATTGAAAGTTTCCTAAATTTAGTGTGTACCCCAATGTAACAGATACCTTTGTGTCTTCGTTTTCCATTTCATACCCTTCGTTAAATAGATTCACTCCACACTGGAATAAATCGACCATCTTCAGTTCTCGTATATGTAAGTATACCATCGCCCATTCTTCGTGTCAACTCTTGTTTACTAGGCGTTATATCGTTTGTTATTAAATTATCTTTTCTTGGTCGACCAATATGGTGAGATGCAAGTATATCACGTATCTCTCTTACCTGCGACTCTGAATAATATGATCTAACCTGAAACCCTCTTGCCCCACCCTTTTGAGATCCAGTAGGAAATGGAATTACCCCTCGCTTCATCAATGATGGCATATACTTCTTGTGACGATTTACTAAGTCAGCAGTTTGCCCAACAGTGTAGGCTCTTTCCCTTTTCTTTTTAAAATCACTAATTAAACAACTTTCAATCTGATCTTTTGTAATATTGTAGACGGACATGATTCCATTGGACTTGTTTAAATGATAAATCCTTACAAGGTCTCCATTTAAAAACCAAACCTTTTTGTTCCCTGGTATTACAGGGAGGACATTGTAGCCTTCGCTCTCAATACTTCCTTTTTTAACAGCCATTGGCCCTCCAGAGATTCCTGTGGTGGATGAAAGAAACTTCTTGATCCACACTTAATGCAGTATGTTTCAAGGTGACCAACTGTACTATATTGTCTATCAAGGAACATTCTTCCATTGCATCTAAAACACTTTAGCATTAGTTTGGTACGCCGATAATAATTAAGTTAACATCTACAGAGACATCTCCAGAGGTGTTAAATCTAACAACTCCTTCAAGACCTGAAGTTGTAACGCTCTTAAGAACAACTGTTACATTTTTTCCAGCAACAGTATTTCCAGTATTAATTGGAGTGGCAGTTGCTATTGGAGAATACTTAAACTCTCCTGGGAAAGAATAGGTAAATGACTTTTCTTCTCCAGCAGTTATTGTTCCACTATTTACAACACGAACATACCCACCAATTACTCTTGCCTCAGTTGCTTTAATATTTTGCTTACCAGCGTTAGGAGTATCTATAGAGGTATATTTATATGTTGATGGAGATATTGCTGTGGATAACTCATTAACTGCCTGGGCTAATTGAGAAATATATGTTACGTCTAGCGGTTGTCCACGCTCAGGTAAAGGAATTTTTGCCATAGTGTATTAATTATACCACTAAAGGGTTATCTGTGCGGAAGTAAAAATCGCTGCCAGCGGGAAATACTGCCTTGGATATGTTGGAAGTTGGATAGCAACCTGAATAGTTGTTGTAGATTCATCAATAAGAGTAGAAAACTGTGTCGATGTCGAACTAGCAATATAAGACCAAGACCCCCCATTTAGTTTAAAATATATGTCGTACTGCTTGACTGTTGATGATGGCTGCTTCCACACCATGTTAACTGAATTTTCAATTACTTGAACAGAGCATACGACCTGTTCTGGTGCTTCTTTTGCTACAGAGTAATATGGTGACCAGTGAGAGTTTCTGTTTTTATCTTCTGATACTATTCTATATCTAACGGTGTAGGATTGTGTTGTACCATTAAATGCTGGAAGATCTTCTTTTTTAATAATAACTTTTTTTACTTGTGAGTCTGCCACTATACAACATCCATCCCAAACCTAAACTCAATATGGTTAGTTGTATTAGCAAACTTAGTTATACTCTCTGCGTTAGTATTTTTAATGACTGAGTATCCTGTTAGTCCGTAAACTGGATTAACTGATGTTGTATTTTCTAATCTCAAAGCATCAAGACACACGTAGTAATCATCGGAAATCACATTATCTTTTATTACTGCAACATAAAATTTAACAACATCTACAACACTCCAGGTAAAGCCATTGCTTTTATACAGGTCTTGGAATGTTTTTTGTGAAACAAAATATCTATTTGTTGCAAAGTCTACATCGACATCAGACTGTTTAATTACTGTTTCAAACCTTGCCCACTCACCTGTTCCATGAACATCAGACTCTGCAAACTCAATCATAACTCTAACTTCATCTGGTTGTATACTCGACTCACCATCTTTATTGATTACAGAAAAGGCAAGTCTTAAATCATCTGTTGGTGCATTCTTGTTAAAATCTAGTGATGCTCCAGTTAAGTGTATATGCTTTGAGTTTTCTGGAACAACAAGGTGTCCACCAGATACAGATAGGTCTGTTAAATCTCCACGAATAACCATGATGTTATTTAAAAATCTACATCTTTCATATCTACTAACTCTCTCCTGATTTGTAAATATTTTATTATCTGCATTCGTTTGAAAAACTTGATCTGCAATATTAATAACATTGTCATCTGAATCTAGTGGTGTGTAATATACTGGAATTCCTGATGGCTGGCCTGCAGCATGGTACTCCCAGTTCTCATTAGAAGTAAAAGAATATATATTTTTACTATCGTATGCACCTGCAGTTGGGTTTGAACCAGCAGACCAAACACCAACCTCAGTAATCTCGTAGCGTTCTGCTGTTGGTAGTTCTGCAGTAAAGACTATCTTTGACTGTCCATCTTCTGTAACATATCCACGAGACGTAATTGGAACACGAAACATTTCAAAATCAAGGGACTGCTTATCTGAGTAATCGTCCAACACACCATCAGTGTTAATTGGCGTTGCACCACATCCTATAGCAATATATGAAGCATAAGCAGGTGCTTGCCCTACTAGATACTTTGCTAAAATATTTTTACCTGTATTAGTTATCATTTTTATACCGCCCCATATATTGTACCATTAAGTATCTCTCCACCATTAAGGATTTGAACATCTACCTGTTCATCTGAGTCTAGATTGATTACGTTAATTACTAGATCCCCTGTGGTAGGGTCTATATACACAATCTCTTCGTCTGGCCCAGTGCCAACTGCGGGAATCTTATTCTCAAGCCTGATTGGAAAATTCTTAAAGTATGTGTCTGCTGTGTTCTCAAGTTTAATTATATTGTTAGGGTTATACTCAAGATATAGACTTTGAAGGTTTTTTATTGGACTGTATAAAACATCCTGACCGTTTATTATGTCATTTCTAGATATATTTATTAATTCTTGTCCACCTATGTTTTCAAATATTAGGTCTGCCATTATGTCTATTTCAACTGGAGCATTGCTTAATGCAATCAGGGAAGGAGTTGCAACCAGTACTGCTGGATTAACCACTGGAGTTGGTGAAGATGATGGTTGGTTTGCTACTGCATCAGTTGCCATTACACTACCTCACTAAGGAATACTGTCATGTCTGGACCAGATTTTGTTTTTGAATACTCTATATTGTATACTACAAATCTTGAATCTTTTGATCCAACCTTATCAATACCGTTTTCAACATAGTCAACTGTCACAATATCTCCTAGTTGAAGCATTGGATTTGCAAAAATCTTAACACCCATAGAGCGTCTAGGCTTCATAATTTTTTTAATTACCCAAGACATTAAATTTTCTGCATCATCATGTGATTGTATATATGGGACCTGCAAAGAGAAATCTTTTTTTCCATAAGTCATACGGCTAAGTTTTATATCTTCGTAGTCTTTTGCAACCTTGTTTGGATATGAAACTAAACTATTACCAACAAACTGTGGATCTGAAAGGTTGCTATTCTTAGAAAAATACTCATCAACTGTAAGGTCATTGTCAGACTGCTGCGTAAAAGTAATTCCCTGTATTCTTAAGTAGTTACCGCTACTTTCATCAAGACTTAATGCTGTGTCTGTGGAATTAAACACTAAGAATTCTGCTCCATACGATCCTGCTCTAAATCCAGAAACAGCGTACCCCTTTAGTCTATTAAATGTGGGAGAAAGTTTAGCATATAGTGCAGGATAGGCCTTGTCGTACTTAATATTAAATGATGCTGCCTCTCTCATGATAGTTCCAAACTCTTCAAAATACATACCAAACTTTGGTGGCTCTGATGAACTTATTCCAGTAAGATACGTTGATTGAACAACGCCACTCATAGCGTACTTCATAAATGAATCGTTAGCATTAATCTCTGAGTCACCAAATGATGAGGCAATTGGTGCATCAATCTGGAAAGCAGTATTTTGTGAGTAATTGTTTGATAGAGCATAGATGTTTTCAAACATAACTCTTGAAGACCCTCTAACAAATAAGCCCATATTGTTGTAGACTGGAAGAGGATCAGTGTCATCAACAGTTGCGATTAGATTATTGTT